ACCTATTTGCTTCCCACCCAAAGGCTTTTAAAGCATTGGTCATAATATCTGCACCGCCCATCTTACCTCCAAGAGTTGTCATAGTCGCTCCCGATAAGTTAGTGGCTGCAGTCATAGTCTTTTGAATAGTGAGAGCGTCCTGCCCTGCCATCGCCATAAAACGCATACCCGATGCAATATCTTCTGGCATAAACATAGTCTCACGACCTAACCCTATTGCTAAAGTTTTAAGATTAGCCATCTGAACGTTGGTAGCTTCAGTAATAGCTTCAACTCCTTTCATTACATAAAGGAATTCTGCTCCCTCCATTGCTGCTCGATACATACCCACTGTAGCAGCAGCCCCTGCAGCTGCAACTCCCAGAGCTACATTCCTAGCTGCTCTAAGGTTTTCTTGAAAAGCATTGAACTCGTCCTTATACCCTTTTAAAGCACTGCTCATTTGTTTAGCAGGACCCGTAAATTGGTCGTTAAGATAAAACCTTACTCCTAAGGCTATTTGTCCAGAATTACTAGAGCTTCCTAATAGCATAACTTTTAAATGTACAAGTCTGATCTACCCCATACAAATCTGGGGTCCCTAATTGGGGCCCCAGAAATAAGAATGGACAGGATATTAACCAAAATCTTCGATGTTTTTATCGTTTTGTGCTGTTGCGTACTTATTGAATTTCTCCCGTGATGATGTTGGTAATTCCCTGAACTCTGTCCAAGTCATATGTAACCCCATCTGGGATACAAACCAATATTGCCATTCTAAATCTTCACGGGATAGTAAAAATCCTTTATGCCAATTATGGGTAAATCGGCACTAGCTCCATCTGCGGGGTTTACTATAGTTGTATTTCCCTCTACTGGAGGATCCACTATATCAACCTTATTCCTGATCTCCATCATATCTCTTGACGAAAATACCTGAAAGTTCTTTACGGTTACCATCTTAGAACCGTCATCTACTTTAAAGGCTCTAGCAACTAATTGTTTATTAATGGACCTTTCCATAGGTTTAACCCCTAATAGGTATTTCTCACCAACTCCATCTAAGAGGCCGAAAGATACTACCTTACCAGAAGTTAAGGTAAAAGTTACTTCCTTTTCCTTATTATCATAAGGAGGAATCATATCTGAGCAATAGTCTTCATCTCCCAGCTTAGGGAAAGGCTTAGAGTAATCCCAAACGTAATCCTTTAAGTCAACTTCATATTCTATTGGTTCATCCTGTTCAGGCCAATTATAACTGAATATGAGTTTATCACTTAAAGAGAATATTCGAGATTTGAAAAGGATTATGTACTTATCTCTAAGTAATAATTCCTCTACATCTTTTAGAGTTAATCTCTTTTCGTTTGGACCAGATATTATAATGGCTGCTATGTATCTGTTTAATACTGTAGCTTCATCTACATCTAGTTTAGAGAGCAGATCATCATCTGCCCCCGTTTGTTCTCTAATGATGTATTCGTCACCAGTAGGAACATTGATTTTTTGTTGGTTCATGTGGGTGGGGGTATTATTATATTGGAATGTTCTGTGAAACAAAGTCTACGGCCAGTTCGACCGATTCAATGGTATTCGCAGAATCTGTTGCGCTAAATTCTCTACCATTTATTGTAGCAGGCCAAGCTCCAGAAATATACCAAGTATCAAGGGCAGTCTGACCATCGTTAGCCAATTCGTCTACTTGTAGTACTCTTTTATATGTTGCGGGATCTCCTCCAGCTTGGGTTAAGGGGTCCTGGGCTAATCTTGCCCATTCCCAAAATTCTCCAGATACAGAGGATGTACTAGCTGCCATTATTCTTTGCAAGGTAACATTACCTGGCTTCACCATACCAGCAGTCTTTAGTACGGTATTACCAAACCCATGTTCTACGGGTTCGATTTCATTATCACCAAGAGTTATTTCTTGGACGGCAAAAGGTTCTAGTTGGGGTAACGTTAAGAAGGTTACTCTAAACTTGAATTTTTTCCTTGGATTTCGTATAGCCATTATATTAAGTGTTTAATGATTTCTAAATAAGTTTATTATTCGAACTCTACTGAGTTACGAGTAAGGATGATATTAAGGGTAATAACCTTCATCGGGGAAACTGTTTTAACCTGAAGTTGGATAAGGTATTCTCCTGCAGCTACGTCGTCGGCATCATTGATCACTAGATCATCTAAGTCTGTTACAAATTGATCTCCGTCCCATTCATATTCAAAGATAGCATTATCGTTTATTAAACCATCTAAGAAAGGTTTAACTGTATAATACATACTTTTCCATGTAGCGAAAGTATTGGGGTCTCCTAAGAAACTTTCTAGTGAAGGTTGGAGAGACTTGATCATATAAAGCTCTAGGAATATGATAGAGAGGAATTTCTCTGGGGATGTAGCTTCTGCCATAGAATAAAAGTCCCAAAGCATAACCCTATTGTTACGATTAATAACCATGTTAACACTACCTTGTGCTAAAGTATTAAGGTCAGCAAACATAGCCGAAGACCCAAAGTTATTAACTACCCCTAAGGCTGTTGGGAAATTACCCCTAATATAGTTAGTAGGTTCGTACCAAGGCCCATAAGTATTATGTGAAGATGCGATAACCCCTAAAAGTTCACCCATTGCTTGTATACTTTTAACCCCACCAAGAGTTGGGTCAGTAACCTTAATACCACCACTAATTATACCTGTGTATTTAGTAGCAGCGAACCCACTGATCTCTCCTAAGATGGTTGTATCTGTAACAAGGGTATTACTTACGTGTTGTAGATATATTATATCTTCTCTTAGTATTGCATAGACTGAGCCCATCGCATATAGCCCTGCAAAAGCTGTTTCGTTTTTATGGGGAATAGCTAAGATTGTTCCGTCGTCATAGTCGTCAAAGGCACGGATACCAGTTTTGGTTGCTTCTAGTCCTGTGTAATCGGTAATATCTGGAGCTGCTCCATCTAGGCCACCTGTAAAGGTTTTAGACCCGTTAACTGGGATGAGACTTCCTGATAGTGCAGAGATATCCTTGTAAACTACATCTACTAATAAAGAGTTATCGGCTATCGCTTTAAGATATGTACAAGCCCCAACAGCTGTACCACCCACGTCACAAACCAATTCGTCATAAGTTTCTGAAGTACCGGCAGTAACATCATTAATAACTACTTTGAAATATCCGGAAGTTCCACTGGTTGCAGCAGAAACTACAGCAGTAAAATCATTATAATAAAGACCCACTCCCTTTGTAGTAAAAGCGAAAAGGTCTGCTGGAGCAGAGGTTACAAAAGTTCCCCCAGTTGCAATCGCAGCTACTCCCTCTTCTACTACTTTACATACTCTTAAGGTTGCCCCAGCTTGGATTGCTAATTTACAATGTAGAGGAAAATCATTACCAGAAGTTAATCCCCCATAAAGTACCTGAAATCGGGTCCAGCTCTTTATTAAATCTTGGGGTTCATTTGCAATACCATATTCTGTTTCCCCTGCAACATATACGATGCCCGTTGCTGGAGCATCTACTGATTGTGCCTGGTTTATAACGTTTATATTAACCTGACCTGTGTCTTTTGCCATGATCTGAAATATTTATTTATGTTTATTTTAAAGTCCTTATGAAACAATTACTCCGAAACTACCCTGGACACCCAATAACCTATCCTCTATAGTAGCATTTAATGTGATTAAACTGACTGGTGCGATTCCCGCAGCGGGGATAGTTACTTGCTTAATTATATCTACCCATTGGATATCTGGAACTTCATACCTATAGTTATATTCTAAGATCCCATCCTCAGAATCTATTAAGCTTTGAAACGAGTCTAGGTTAACTTGAAAGTGGTCCGTCGCATCATTATAATAAACTAGGCTACCCATCAAAGGAATAGCTCTGTGGATGATATCCATTAGGATCCTAAGCTGTTCCTGAGTCTTAGTTGAAACCCTGCAATCTAGGAACAAATCATAGGTTCTGCTATCATAACTATATAAATCGTACTTGTTAGTTGCAGGGTTCAGTACTGGTTGTGGGGTTGTATCAAACCCAACATCCCCTGGAAGGAAGGCAGAAGTCTGTAAGGTTATTCGAGGTAAAGCTTTATAACCCCGATCTTGTGGGTTAGCTGTACCGAATACCTCAATAGCAAAACCTTTTGTTCCTTCTGCTATAGTTTTTAAAGCTAATAAGTATGCATCGTATCCTGCGTCAGTGTTTGGGAAAGCTGTAGTATCTGAAATGTCAGGGGTATATCCTTCTGATACTAACAGTAAACGGATAGCTTCAAAGAATGACCTTTCTATGGTTTGTTGGATTACTGACATTATTTAACGTATCTACGGTTTTTAGTACGGATATGGATTCCCATCTTACCTAGCCTTTTACCAATTGCTCCTGTCATATTAGCTAGAACTTGTTTCTTTCCCCCAGTATATTCAAAGGCTGCTCCCCATAGAGGTCTTGCGGGTTGTTTACTAGAACCACCCTTACGACCCCTTTCAAATATAAGGGCATACTGGCCTACCGACATGGGGTTCTTACCCTTACCACTTACAGGAACGAAACTGGCATCACCCTTACCTAACATAAGGGAAACTACGTAGCCCTTTGCAATTATCCGAGTGTTCTTTATAGCATTTAGGTAATAGCCATGTTTAATACCTATCCCCTTACCACTTTTATAAGCTCCACTATGGGCAGGCCAATTAGCTTTTATTTTAGAACCCCCAGATTCTAAGCCAGCAATTAAGTTCTTTCTGTTAGCCGTAAGAAAATCTCTTTCGGCTTTTGCTATATCTCTTTTTATACCCCGATTAAAGGTACCACCCTTAAAGTATTTCATAAGGGTATCGAACTTCTTCCACTCTCCCTCTAGTTTTACTTCTAGGTTTAGGCTGGGAGTTTGGAGAGGCCCCATCCCATGCCCAGAATTTATAGAAGCGTAACCCATTAGACTATACCTGTATCAGATGTTTTACGTTTAAGGATTAGTATACTGTATAAAGGAGTGGTTTTGTCTTGAGCTGCTGGAGTATCCCCAGAGTCTTCGTATTCTAATCCATTTACTAAAAAGATATCCTGGCCTTTAGTATAGTCTAAGACCTTATTACTATTTAACCAGCTGTTAGCTGTTAGGTAAGCATTGTTTAATAGTAAGTAACAGTATTCCTTATCTATAGCACCAGCTTGTGTCTCATCACTAGTGGGCCACACCCTAAAATCATTATATGAAACTAGGCATAAGAGACTCCTAGAAGCATAGGTCTTGGTTTCACCCTCGTTGTAACGGGGTAGACTTTTGGTAACATGTTTCCAAGTTACAGTCTGTTGACCTACCTCACTATTGAAAGTGGCTAAGTCCGTTGCAAATTGGGTCCATTCAGCTGCGGATATCATTCTGCGGGTCTTTCTACTGTACCTGGAGTTATTGGGTATTGGTCTTGGTAAGAATAATCACTAGCCCTAATAACCTTCATAGGGATTATAGGTTTATCCTTACAGCCCGAGATATGTACTGCTAATCTGTTTGCTAATGAACATATCTGGGATTGGATCTCTTCCCATAAACCCTCTCTATTAAATAGAGCAGTGTAAACCTTAGAAAGACTAGAGGATGCTGAAGCAGCATCGTGTCTTTCTACATTTACAGGGCCTGTTTCAATTTTCTTTATGGCCCCCGACATTACACCCGAACTAGAACTAGACCCAGCCTCAGTTGTGGCTGTTACAGACGCAGCATTACTAATTATCTGTTGTGTTGCTGCATTGTTTACCAAGTCTCGTACGACTAGATACGCTATTAACAATCTAGCTAAATAGGGCCATTCGGATTCAACCTCAGCGTTAGCTTCAGTTATATCCATAGCCTCATATAACAAGAACTGCCATTTCTGTTGATGTAATTCAAAGACAGTATCATCAACAGTAATAGGGGATAAAATCCCATTTAAAATAGCACGTATAGTTGGAATTGCCATTTGCTTTTATTTAGTCAGCGTATTCACCTTCAATGGATAAGAGGAATTCTAGGCAGTCTGCCTTAGTCTTTTTCTTATCTGCTTCAACTACATGGTCCTCATCGATAAAGTCGAATTCAGCCATTAACTCATTACGGGTTAGTTCACCTAATTTCTCTGCCCGAGTTGGTTCTGGAGGTTTAGGGGGTTCAGGAGGAGCTACAATTACAGCGTCCTTAATAATCATTACATGGCCACCCCTTATGGCTCTTTTTAGAATCCAGGAATGTGGACCTTTTGGTAAGTCCTTTACTTCTCCCTTAGCTAGTGTTAACTTAGATACAGGATCAGAAAAACTTGTAGCGGATTTTCCTAATGTTACTTGTGGCATAATTATGAATTTAGTTTTTAAATAAAAATGTGATACCAGAATGCTTTTTGGTGTACTTAGGGAGAATCCCATGGCACTTAAGTATAGTAACTTATAGATTACTAATACTTTATAAACTTAAACGATAAGAGCTGAGCGGTAAGCCCAGCTCTTTCGCCTTTATTAACCCAAAAAAGTAATTAAACTATGTCATGGTTACCAGTTGAGCAGCGGCATAATCAAGCTGATCTGGAATGGGATATGCTGTAATATTCTTGGACTGATCCTGAATAAGGCAAGCATCTGTAAATAACTTGGCAAAACCAAGAGTAAAGGAAGCATACCAGGCCTGTGATTGGTTAGAAACAATCCTTTCAGATTCAACCATCATAGGTACGGCATTAAGTTTTAAAAGAGCAGCAGTAGGATCTACGATCAAATGCTGGTTCGTTGGAATTGCACCGTGAATATAGTAATCAGATCCTTGAGGAAGTGGCATCTTCACGTTAAGCTTGTATTCAGCGGAAGCAGTATTAGCTGAAGCGCTAAATTCAGTTAGGTCCATTGTATCTAGAGCCATATCTTCCCCACCTACGAATAGCTTAGGAGTACGACCGATTTTAGATAACCTAATCCATAATTTCAGGATGTCACGGAAAGTAAGAGTGTTTGGAACAGCAATCCCTATTACGGGAGCAGCTTCAGAGCCATCTGTTTGTTCACCGTTAATTAGGGTATCGATTGCTAAAGAATCTACTCCTAAGCCCATCTTCATTCCGAAATCCTGGAAATAAATGGATACTACATTAAGGTTTACATAACGAAGAACCTCATCAACAACTTTAATACCACGTCCAAATTTATGGATGTCAAAACTCTTTGACTGGTAACTTAAAGTTCCAACTGGAATAGTCTCGCCTTCACCCACTCTTCGTGGAGTAGCATCGGACATATTAACAGAAGGAAGAATTTGCTGTAGGCCATTTGTTTGTTCTTCTGACGCGATTAGCGATGGCCAAATTGGAGCTTGTCTATAACCCAAACGCAAAGAGTCACGGAATATCTCGGGGATAAGCCAGCGAACATCTTCGTCGGGGGTTGTAAATAAGTTTTCAATTGTGTCGAACGCAGGGTCTACCCCTACAGTTCTATAGAAATCGTCTATTCCCAAGCTAAGCTGGCTTTTTACGATTTCTGCGAAGGTAACATCAGTGGGCTTATTCTTATCCTTACGGATACTTTCAGCTAACTTTACAAGCTTCTTAAGCTTATTGGTATCACCATCCTGAAATGCTGTGAATTTATCAATATTCATGTTTGTGAATTTACAAGTGAATTAATCAGTTTATTTATAAGCAAATTAAAAGCTAGGTTTCCCTAGTCTTTAATCAAAACTCTTATGATGGTTCCAGCAGCGGCA